TTTGATTTAGTTTTTTCATACGTGCTTTCGTTTCATATGTTTAGCATGATTGCCACCGTCACGGTATACATCACAACATTTATATTTTTTAGAATTCAATCTTGCTTCTTTTATATTTAGTTTTCCTTGTTCAGACATTGAATAACCACCTGGGTTTTTACTTGCCTTACCACCTTTGATATGCCATTCTGTCTTATTCTTTAAACTATTATACATTGCATGACCACCTTTAAGTCCTGCAACACTTGCCCAACTAACACCGTCATGGTCATGTATCTTCCCATGTTCTTTTGGCGTTACTAATTGTAAATTAGTTATATCATTATTGTAAGGGTTATTATCTATGTGATGTATATGCATACCTTTAGGTTTCGCACCATAGTGTTCTCTCCATACTTTATTATATAACTTCGCCTGTGTTTTGTGAGCAATACCCATTAATCGTCTACCTTTGCTCCAGCACGCCATTGATAACAGCTCCAATATCTTGCCATAGTTTTTGGTCCTGGATCAGCGCAATTGTGTCTTGCTCTAAATGACTTTCTTCTAGCTGGATTATCTCTCTTAATAGATAGACCAGTTGTATCACCAAATGATACTTTCTTAATCTTATCGCCATCTTTTACATACACATAAAACTTTTTAGAACCACCTCGAATAGGGTCGTTTAATTTTACTGTCTTACCTTGATACTCTGCCTCTTGTAAAGGCTCGTTTTCATGTTCGAATATTACTTCTTCACATTGCATATCATAATCTTCAAATTGTTTAAATGTTTTTGTCATTAATTACTCCATCCTTTTGGCATTGTAAAGTTAGCTCTACTAAATTCCATTCTATCAACTAACTTAATTGCTCCAGCTACTTTATCTACTGCTACATATCCTTCTGGACTTGTTACTCTATACCCAGTAGAAGTTTTTAAAAAATGTCCAATGCTTTGTATCTCACTCATTTTGTTTATCAAAAAGTCTTTAGCATTTTGTAGAGTAACATGAGAGGCAACAGCCATTACTAAAGCATTTTTATTTCTATCTATAAATTTTAAATTTGTTGCTAATATATCTTTGTACTTTTGTTTTCCTTTATCAGTTTTCTTAGCGTCTATCTCTGCTTGTAGAATATTGATATAGTAATCTCTAAACATATCTACTAAAGTTCTGACTTTGGCCATATGACCTGCTGATCCTCTTATGTAGTGATTAAAGAAAGTTTTTAATCTAAACCCTACACCTAAACCATCAGCTGAACTTTCACTCATTTTATCTAACAAAGGTGCTGCCTTTGATAGTGAGCCTTCAGCCATTCTTAATTTTGCGTTGAATTGTGCTAGTTCGTTTCTTGTAAGTTTCGCAGAACCTGATACATCTTTATAACCAGCACTCGCTAGAAATACATTAGTTGATCTACCTCTAACTGTACCAAAACCTGCTGTCATGCTAGCTAAAGTCTTACCTGTATATTTTGTGTGAAAAACAATTCCCATTCTTGCTCTACTGATTTGTCTACCAATAGATGAATCTACTGGAACAGCATATGTAATTGTATTAGGAGTGAAAGATAACATCTTGTCGCCATCTAAACTAATTGTTTTTAAATCTGATTGTGAGAATAGAAAGTCGCCTTGTAATACGCCTTTAATACCTAGACGTGATAATTCTTTTAATGCGATTGATAGTTTATTACCTAATTCGCCAGAGTGATTTTTTCTAATATCAGCATTGGTGTAATTTACTTTAGGATTTTTATTGAATACAGATTTGGTACCAACAAAGAACTTACCATTTTCTGGATCAATACCACAGATGATAGCTGGAGCGCCATCCCATTTAACTGTCATATTAACTTTTTTATTTGACGAACCAGCGAGCATATCTCTCACCGATCGTAAAAAGTTTAACGCATTCTGCCCGCCTTGAGTACCACGATTTATTATATCGTCTTCGAGTCGTCACAGGTGCTCCAAATGAGTATTTCTATCTTGGGTAATAAAACCTTTGAAACTAAACATTCGGAGCACCTAACCTTTCTTTATATTGAATTGTTAAATTATATTTTGATGTATAACCTTTGCCATTAGCGGCACTTTTTAATGATGAATATGGTATGTTTTGATTTTCATACCAGAAATATTTTAGACATTGATAATATTTTCCATTAACATAACAAGCTTTTGCTTTCGGATTATTGTGTCCTGTTACTGGAGTTTTTCTACCCCAATTTCTATCCACACTTTTAGAACCTATAAGTTTTTTGGTTTCTTCACTATGTTTTTTGCCTAACATACTATAAGTTGGAACTCTACTCCAGTTTCTAGCAGTTTTATTATCTTCTATTTTAGACCAATATTCTTTTGTAGTTTCTGAATTGCCACCATAACCACCATATGATAGATTATAATAGTCTTTGGATTTTACAGCGTTATATTTGTTGATATAGTATATCTCTTTTAAATATACTTCCTCTGGAGTGGAACAATGTTCTAATATTGTTCTTTTGAAATTCTCTCTTCCGTATTTGCGTATGGCAGACTTTACTAGTCTCCCACTTCCTAGGTAGGAATCACTATTGAATGTGCATACACCTATATACTTTTTACCGTTTTTTAAATTCTCCGTCTGATAAACAAACATTTTTCTCTTTCATTGGTTCCATTACTATATTCACATGCTCCATATAAATCAATTGTTTATTATATTTATAAGACTAAACCCTTGTCCATAAGAATTTAGGCACGCCTCCGTTAGAATGCCATACTTTGTGTTTGTTTTGAAATTTAGCCACTTTATGAGCGTCTTCTTCAAAAAAATATTCTCCAATCACGTTTTTAGTGGGCTTTTCTACTACTTGCCATATAATGTCTTTATCATTCTTCATCATCTTTTTAGTATAAGACAATTCAGGTTGTTCATTATTAGGTCGTCTATCGCCTCTATGGAATCTAACTTTTTGTTTTTTGACCATTAACTTATACCCATGTCCCAACTAATTATTCGTTTAACTTGTTTTGATTTGTGAGGCTCTGTAAAGTGTCTTATAAATTTAGGAGTAATAACTATGTCGCCTTCATTTACTGGAAGTGGATAATAGATTGTTCTATCTGAATACCAATCATTCCATGGTTGTACATATTGAGTAACTGCACCATCTTTTGGCATATTCAAATACAATACTCCACACAAACCTACTGAGCCATGATCGTGTACTGTATGATAGTCACCTTTCTTATACGACACAGACCATATGTCTTGTAATAGTATATCTTTTTTTAATTTCTGAGACAACATACCTAATTCTTCACTCATAATATTATTAAAAGCATCAGCAAAACCTGATCTATCTTTTTGTCTATTTGTAGAAAAAGTTTGCATACCATGTTTTCTTTCTGGAAATGCTTTACATAGTTTTTCTAATTGTGGTTTCTTCTTCTTAAAATTTAAAGTAGGTATTGACCACATTGGTATATTAAATAATGTATTTTCAATCATTAGTTAACCTCTTTCTTTTTTACTTCTTCTCTAAAGTCTAATCCTATCTTTTCCATAACGGTATTAAAATCTTCTTCTACGTGCCAAAAGTTTTCTTTTGACCATAACGCTACTTTATTCTCTTTTGTTAAGTCTCTATAAATGCTGACAATTTCATCAACATTAATAACTATGTCCGTTCCTTCAAAAGGTGGATTCGCATTTTTAAACACTACAAATTTTGCCATACTATTAACTCCTATAATTTAAAATCGGAAAACTTTTCATATGAATCTTCAGGTGATGGATAGTTTTCCTCTTGTTTTAGTTCCTTACCACCTACTATATTTTGTGCTGAGTTATCAGTATCATATAATCTCATTTTAGCTCTATCAACACCTATTATAAATGACCTGTTTATACCTGGGTCATTATAACGATTCTTTAATTGTTTCACTTTCATTTGTCCTAGACCTTCTAGTTCTTCATTACTAATTAGAGCAAACATAAAATCTGCTGTTGCTGGTAGACCAAATGATTCTGAAGTATCTTCTAATCCAATATCTGAAGAAGTAAACCCACTTCTAGTTGTCTGTGTTGCACTAAAGATAGGCACATCATGTTCTACTGCGAGACCTCTAAGCTCTTCAGCAATAGCTTTGATATAAAAGTATGATGATATATTACCACCTTTAAATCTGGCACTAGCACATATGTTAAGATAATCAATAAAGATTACTTGTGGTTTAAAACTTTTCTTTAATGCTAATTCATTTATCAGCGATTTAAAATGACCACTATGAGCTGACGCAGTAGGATATTCTTTAATAACTAATCTACCATTTGTCTTATCTTCTAATTTTTTAACTTTACTATCATATAATTCTTTTGGCATAGTTCTAATATCGTCCATAGAAATATCAAATAAGTTTGCATCTATTCTTTCAGCGATACGTTCTTCTGCCATCTCTAAAGTAATATACAATACATTCAAACCTTGAGTTAAGAATGCTGAAGCAGCATGACACATAAACAAAGACTTACCAACACCCGTACCAGCCAAAGCGATATTCAAAGTCTTACTTGGTATGCCCCCTTTTGTAATTCTATTAAAGTATGATAAATCAAATGGGTATCTTTTTTCTTTAGTATGGTACCAATCATATCTTTCTTGTGCGTCTTCTATATAATCATGGCCAACATGCTTATCAAAACTTACACCTAATGCATCACTTAATAAACTAGGTAACGACTCTGGTGTTCTTGTTTTATCTTTACCTTCTAAAATTGTAATACCTTCTAATACAGCATTGTGAACAGCTCTATCTTTACAAAATTTTTCTGTCGTATCTAATAACCATTTTAAATCTGTATCTTCTTGTGCAATACCAGAAACTAAATCTTTTACGTTCTTATATTCTTCTTCGTTTAAATCTTTTCTATTATTAAGTTCAATTAATATAGATTCTTTTGTAGGTAAATTATTGTAAGTGTGTAGAAACTTTGATACTTCGGAAAACAATATTTTCTCATCTCGTTTAGGAAAGTATGTTTCTTTAAGAAACGGAATAGCTTTTCTTGTAAAGTCTTCATTAAAGAAAAGATTATTTAATATTGTATGTTCTATTCTATCGTTCATGTATAATGTAAATAACTTCCTATAATATACTTTGGTTTTGTTAATGGTTTGTGGCCTATATGTTTATGTGTCCATAATGGTGGAAACATTAGTAACTTACCGGCCTTTGGTTCTATCATTGTATCATATTCTGGGAAGGAAGTCAACCCTCCTTCGTTGTCATTTAAATATAAAAAGAATACTAAAAACCTTTTAGCACTAGCATAATCCATAACATCAACATGCTCTTTAAACTCATCTTTGTCATTTACTTCATATTTCTTAAATCTAATTTGTTCCCAACCAAATTTCTCTGGCCAATTGTGAGTGATTTTAAATCTTTCAGCGTATCTATCAATGTATGGTCTTAATGAAGTATAAACTATTTTCTCATACTCTTTCCAATCTTCATGTAAGTTTATATTAATTTCAGTAAACGATCTATGATCTTTTAATTCTGTCTTCTGCCATTGTACACGACTGTCTTCAAACTTATCTATTAAATGTTGACATTGGTCTTTTGACAATACATTATCGTATGTTTTGATAAAGTTACTTTCCAATATCTACCTTACCTTCTTTTAATTGTTGTTCAACTACTTCAATTAAAATATCACCAATGTAGTTTCTGAAGTCTTCTGAAAGTATATCTTCTTCGTTAGGATTTGCCATAATGTCATATGTAAATCTCAATGGTATATCGCCACCATCTAACGGCTTATGTTCAAAGGCCACATTGTCATACTTATAGATGATACCTTCGTATGTACCATCCATAATTTTTACACAACTAAAATCATCACCTTCTTTTTGAGCAAAGGCGTATCTTTTACTCGGTGTCTTCGTCTGATCCGTATTGGAATTTTCTTTTTGCTGTTTCATCTATTTTGTCTAACACTTCTTTTGTAAAATACTTTTCTGGGTTGTCGTTGATGTTCTTACCAAAAACTTTAGAACCATCTGGCATTTCATATCTTGTAGATACTTTCTTAAAGACACCAGCTTCTTCACCGAGTTCTATAAGACCATAATATTTGTCTAAACCTGTTTTGTAAGTAAGTTTGACATCTATCATTGCGTTCTCTTTTGTTAACCTAGATTTAAAATTTTTACAATGTATAATGTTTCCAATAACCTCAGTACCTTCTTTGTCTTTTCTTTTGCTGAGATAGATGATTGATGAGGCAGCGTATTTTAAACCACTTCCACCGCCCATTTCTTTTTGAGGGAACATTGAACCTATAACGTCATATGTGTGGTTAGTCATAATCATTGGTATATTTGCTCTACCAAGTTTCAATGTTAATACTCTAAATGTTGATTTGACAATTTGACTTCTTGTCATATCTCTTGTTTCTTTACCTGCGGCTGTATCTTCCATTTCTTTTGTAGTCGATAACATACCTAGACTATCTAATACAAACATTAAAGGTTTTCTAACTTTCTCTGTTTGTTCCATATATTTGTCTAAAATCTTTATTGATTGATTTCTAAATTCTTGTACTGTCGCAACTGGAACTATTACCATTCTTTTCGAATCAATACCTCTAGCCTCAATCATTTGTTTTGAGATAGCACTTTCTGATTCAAAGTAGATAATACCAGCGTCTGGGTCTTTATCTAAAAATGCTTTACATATACCTAATGCGAAAAATGTTTTACCTGTTGCGGCTTCACCAGCGATTGCTGTGATCTTATTACTTGGCATACCACCATAGATAGTACCAGATAATAATGCGTTGAATGCATAAGAACCAGTGTCTATAAAACTTGTTACATCAGCACTATCAATTCCATCACTTACTAAACCAGCATATTCATTACCAGTTTCTTTAATTATATCTTTTAAAAAATCACTCATTCCATAACTCCTATAAATTTATGTTCTTATTATATATCATTCTACTTAAAATGTCAACCCTTAAAATCAGCATCTTTGTCCATTTCTTTATCATAATATAATTTAGGTAAGTGTGCTTTACCCTCACCCTCTAATCTTAATGTAGGATCCTTTGGTACATAACCTTTTCTAGGTTCTTCATAGTCTTCAGGTTGTACTCTTGTCCATAATGTTTCTTTTAACTTATCTAACGATACCGTACCAAAGTCATTGTAAACTCTATTTTGAAATCTATCAGCCATATGAAAGATTAACTCTTTGTTATATGCTATCTTACGTTGATAATCGTAATACTCTTTTAGTTCTTCATACTTCGCTTTTGGTATCGCCATAGAAATATTTATTATTTCTTTAAAGCAACAATACCTACAAAGTTAAAGTTCTGCCAAAAAGTATGTAATTCAAAACCAGCACCTTCAACCATTTTATACAACTCTGATTGTGTATTTGGTTTCATCATGTGTCTTAGCTGTACTTCTTTGTCAAGTATTTCTTTATCAGAGAAATGTTGTCTTTTATAATCGTAAAACATAAAAGTCATCATGTCTTGTACCCTTGGATTAGAACTAAACGTTTTTTCTGAAAATATAAACGCACCACCTGTATTAAGACCTTTGTAAATTTTATTGATTACCTCTTGCCTATCTTTAGGTGACATGAACTGTAAAGTAAATATAGAAGTAACTAAAGAGCAGTTTTGAAAATCAAACTCTCTAACATCACCTCTAAAATAATTTAATTGATGATACTTTTCCTCGTCATGTGGATAGTCACCAAAAAAATCTTCTTCTAGTTCTATACCAGTGTATTGTGCTTGTGGTATAGTCTTACCATTTTGTTCTATCATACCTTTTAAAAGTTTTCCACTGGAACAACCCATATCAACCACTTGTGTATAATCTTCTACAAAATACTTTGATAGGTTAAGTATATCACCCCATAAGTGGCTATACCCTCGAACAGATGTATCTATATGATTATCGAAGCCTTCTTTGCTTGTAGCAAAAGTAAATTTAGTCATTATTAATCTCCTTATATGGTTTTAACACTTTATTATAAACACTTTCAGCAAGTGCTTTCATCATCAACGGTGGTACCATACGACCGATCCTTTCCGATTGTTGTTTATGTACACCTGTTAATTTAAAGTCTTCAGGTAATGACATAATTCTTTTTAGTTCTTTGATAGTAAACTTTCTATCTTCTAATGGGTGACAAGTACCAGCAATACCAGCAAGATTGCCCATTGCAGTAATTGTTGGACAAGGTTTTCTTAAACTACTTCTTTTTAAATTAAAGTGATGACCTTTCGCATGATAATCCATACCAGTTAATACTTTGTCAGGATCCTTTGGCATTTTCATTAATGTTTTACCAACAGCTCTTT